ACAACAAGCTCGTTCTCATGTGTCCCGTGATACGGATTCACCAAGAGACTCAGGAGACCGACGGACTGATATGCCCGTGTTTGACCGAGATACTTGACATAGGTGCTGCGCCCCTTTGCGTTCTTCATCTCCCTTTTTGTAAACCCGTACTCCGTCAATCGCTCCAAATCATTGACCACAAACAAATCTCTCACCTCCTATTTTTCTTCCGCAGACCATACACATCCGCGATCCGCTCATCAATCCGTACCGGCTCGATGATGTACCGTCTCAGAAACTCCTCCTGCCCGATGCTGTGAATCTCCGTATGGTGCTCCCTGCACAGGGGAAGCGCACGCATCCCGATGTGGCAGATCTCCTTGCGGTCACGTCCCATACCCACAACATCACAGTGATGCAGGTCTGCGTTCCTGCCGCAGACCGCGCACCGCTTGTTCATAAGACACGCCCACACATAGCGCGGAATGTCCTCTGAGAGCTGATACAACGGCTCTCCTACATCAACCCCATGCAAGAGACAGAAATCAATGAGATACGAGATAAAGAGCCGTGCGGTCGTCATGTCGCAGTCAGACAGCGAGAATGTCCTTCTGAGCGTTTCCGCCTCTCCCACGAACATGAGCTTTAGCATTTCCTTCATCGCCTCCACAGGCGTATACCCCCACCATGCCCCGATGTAGGCGATGAGGACATAGGCTTTCTTTCGCTGCTTTGCGCTGATACGGCGTTTGTCCACGAACTCCACGCCGACGCTCTCATGACAGCCCTCGGGCTTTCTCTGCCCTGCTGGATAGGGGACATAGACCATTGCGCCCCCGTCCGCTTCTTTGACAATGTGTCCGATGAGAATCATCAAACGGCAATCTGCTGAACGTCGCTATGGTCCGCCACAAGGCGCACGGGCGAATCCTCCGTCTGTGCGCTCTCCTGCTCCGCATCGCCAAACAGCCCGCCCTGCCCGCGATGTCCTTCCAGATAGCGCACCGCCTCTTTCTGCAAGATGCGCAGATGTGCGGATGTCGGGGTATCGCAATAAAAAGGCGGCGCAGGAAGGTGTTCCTTAGCATCGAAACACCCCGGCTGCATCTCCTCCTCCTTCACATCCATAAGATTGAGCAGCGGCGTATTTATCGTGGTCGTCGTCATTGAATTTGGCATACGATATTCAAAGGTGATGATAGCGGCATCACGCCCTGAGGAATCCTCTGAGAAAGCGACCCCCGTCGGTTTTACGCGTTTGGCGTATTGTCCGGGATCAAGTTCGAGAATCTTGCATGCATCAACGCAGAGTGCGGCAAGTGCCTCCCAAAAGCAATGCTCCGGAGGTTCTTCAAACGTCGACTTGTGCGTGCTGATAAGACTGTCCTTGTTCTCCTTCTTGGCATACTCAAAAATGAGCGTTCCTTTCTTCTCTTTGATTTTCTTGACAGTGATGTTCATGATGGTCCTCCTTTATGCGATATAGACCTCTGCGCCTGTTTCCTGCTGTACCAGCTTCTTGAACCGCTCCGCATCGCTGTTATTATCCGAGAGATGCAGGAGATAAATCTGCCGCACCTTCGTCATGTCATTGGCCCGCAGGAGGTCAAGCAGCGTGTTAATGCTCATGTGCGTTCCTGCGACACGTTCGGCGAGTGAGAACGGGATTTTCTCATCCCTCACGTTCCCGAGCATGATGTCCTCTGCATAGTTCGCTTCGATCATGATGTGCGTAAGACCCGTAAACGTGTATCTCACATACGCGCTGTCGGTGATGTAGACGAGCTTTTCGCCTGTCTCCGTGGAGGTCACCTGATACCCGTAGCACGGCACGTCATGCTCTGCCTCGAAAGGCAGGATACGGAAGGTGCCGATGGGATGTTCCTTGCGCTCGGTGAGTTCCTGCACGCCCTTGTAACGCGCTGCCACGTCGGCGTTACTGTAGACCGTCATGCCGCGCTGAATAAGTTTCGGGATTGCCGCCGCATGATCGCCGTGACGGTGCGTCACAAGACAGGCGTCCATCGTGCTCGTCCGAAACCCGCAGCCGATCTGGATGCGTTTGAAGGGGATTCCCGCGTCAAGGAGGAGGCGGGTACGCCCATCCCCGATGAGATAGGCATTTCCGCTGCTCCCCGACGCGATGACCTTGATGTCCATGTCAGAAGTTCATTCCCGCGTAAAGCCCTACGCTCGGCGGGGCGGAGACAGGTGCTTTGGCGGCTTCCGTGGGCGCGGCAGGTACGGCTTCGACGGGGGCAATAGGCACGGATGCGGCGGGCGGTGTCGCTGCTTTTTTGCGCGGGGCGGAAGTGACTTCCTGCACATCCGCGGGGGCTTCGACGGTCTGTACGGGCGGTGTCACATCCTGCGGTGCTTCAAGCTGCGCCGTAAGTACCTCGGTGTTGGCGTTGCGGCGGATTTCCTCGGCAAGCGGCTCTTTCATGATGGTCTGCGGTGTGATGTCGATGGTGTCTTTCACTTCGTCAACGGTCTGCAAGCCCATCGACAGCTCCGGAGCAGTGGTACGAATGAACCACGCGGCGGCTCGATAGCGCAGCATCTGATCGGGCATGGTCTTCCACTTGCTCCCGTTCTTGCCGTACCACCCCTCATCCTTGGCGGTCTTGATCGTGACCTCAGGACCTTTGAGGATTTCACCCGTGGACTTTTCCTTTGCCCATGCGATCACGCCCTGCGTATCCGTCCCCTTCTTTCCCGTCTCCTCGTAGTGGATGGATTCGTACCTGCCGCACTGGTTAAACATGGCGATCATGAATTTGCTCGACCAGCTCGGTGTGCCATAGACGACATAGAGGTTCTGCATAACCATAAGGGGATCTGCGTTAAGCCGCTGCGCCATGTTGAGCGCAATGACGCAGTTGCCGAAATTGTTCTGCCCCCGGAACTGCTCCGGCACGAGGGTTGACCCCACAAACATATTTGCCATGCGCTGCAGGAGGGCGAACCCGTCCGCGCTCTGGAATCCTGCCGTGACCCCCAGCGGGGCGTTTGTGACGAGCTGCATATTGTTTTCCATTTTCTTTTCCTCCTAGTACTTTTCCCGAAGTTCTACCTTGACCTCGTTATGCTTCGGCGAGACGATGAAGCGGATGAACTGTGCATCGACCGCAAGCGGACGCGTGACGCTCTCGCCCTGATCCATGAGGACGGGGAGATGCACGCCGTAGTGCTTCATGAGCGTTGATACAATGTCCAGTTTTGCGTTCACCTGTGCGGCGTAGTTCGCACTGCGGTACTCCACCCATCCCCCGTGAAGAGCGTCTTCGATGAGCGGCTCGCACACTTCCTTCAGTCCGCCGTTGATCTGGTCGCGGAACAGACGGAAGCGGATGGACTTGAAACGGCTGTTGATGCTGTCCGTCACCATTCGTGCCTTGGTGCGGATAAATACCTCGCACAGGTGAATCCCCTGCTCAAGGTATTCCACCTCCTCGGCTGCTTTTTTGAGTTCCTGCCTAAGCTCTCCGACGCGTCTGCGGCTGTCCTCGGACGCTTTCGCCTTTGCGATGCGAAGGTTGACCGCCGCGATCTCGTCCTTGACGGTCTGGATGTCACGGTCATAGGCGTTTATCGTGCCCTCTGTCGCGCTCTGTCCGAGACGCTGACGGTCGCGCAGCTCCTCCATGCGGGCGTTGAGTTCCTTGTATGCTGCCGTCTCCTCAAAGGGCGGCGGTTCGACCAGTGCCGCCTTGCGCTCTGCGATGATGCCCTCCATCTCCTTGACGGTATTTTCCATCACCGTTATGTCTGCCGCCTGTGTGTCGATCTCTGCGGAGAGTGCGTCGATCTTATCCTTGCTGCACGCCTGTCCCCGGCGGTTGATGTCCTCCTTCTCGGTGGCGTTCATCTCGTTGAATTGGCTGCGCAGTTCCTCCACCTGTTCGGGCGGGAGCGGCTGATGACAGGTCGGGCAAATCTCCGCACCTGCGTCCCATTGCCGCGCCTGTACGGCGGCGTACTCCTCCATCAGTTTCTTGCGCTCTTCCTGCATTTTGGTGAGCGTGCGGAGGCTGTCTTTGTGCTTCCAGCGGAGCGTATCCAACTTGTCTGAAATCGCACGCTTATCTTTGGTTATGCGGTCGATCTCCGCATTCAGATCCCGATTCGCCGCCGCACTCTGCTCGATGTAGGTGGCACGCTGTTTGGCAAGGTCTACTTCAAGCCCTGCAAGGGCGGCGCGTGCTGCCTCCTGCTTGCCGTCTTCTGTACCAAGAGAGCGTTTCTGCTCCTCAAGTGCCGCTTTCTTCTCTTCCAGACGGTTCAATTCTGCGTTCAGAGCATCCGCGTCCTCGACGCTCCCCGCGACGCCCCTCTCCGCCTCGTCGATGCGGGCGGGGATCGTCTCAAGGTCTTTGTTCAGTTTTTTTCTCTGCTCGGCGGCGATCTTCTTCCACTGCTCAACGGTATAGTGCTGATCCTCCGTCCCCGGCATGAGAAAGAAATCCTCGATGCCTTCGAGTTCCTCATTTGCGGCGATGACATCCATGTCCGTGAAATCCCTTGTCATCTCAAAGAGAATGCGCCGCTTCTCGTCGGTCTTCATCGTGTCCGCAAAGTACCCGAGAACCATGAGCATCTTGACGCGCTCGATGTCGATGCCGCAGGCGGTTTCAAGTACCTCTGTGTACTCTTTCTTCTTGGACTTCACGCCGTCCACGTAGTAGTCCGTGACGTTGCCCGTGAACTCCTCCGCCGCCGATCCGCGTTTGCGCGTCCACTTCTCATAGAAGTCCTTCGCGAGGGTGAGCTTCTGCCCGTTTGGAAGCTCGACGGTCATGCTTGCCTTGTGGTTTAGTCCGTGCGTCCCCTCGGTCTTGGGGGTAAAGTCCGCCTCCTCTGTCATGGGGCGGTCGATGAGCAGCCAGCAGATCGCATTTGCGATTGTGGTCTTGCCCGTCCCGTTTGCGCCGAGCACATCCGCGTCCTGCCCGTCGAAGTTGACGGTCATGTTCTTGATGCTGCGGAAGTTCTCAAGCGTCAGGCTCAGAATCTTCATGTTGCTCTTCCTCCTCATTCGTGATACAATCACGGTGAAATGTTTATTCCTTTGCGCTTAGAGCGGCGACAACTGCTCTGGGTGCTTTTTCTTTGCTGTCGATTACCTCCGAAAACACACGATAGCCCATCAGCTCCGCAATATTCACCAGTTGATTGTGACGGACGTTTGCGTCACTCCAATCCTTTCCTATGTGGCTAACAGCCAGATTTTTTTCCGTATGTACCGCGAAGATCGTCTGCCACGCATCCGCGAAACATGACGGATATGACATAACGGACACCTTCACATCGTCCCGCACAAGGCGCGTCGTGCGGTTCTTCCATTCTTTCATGACCGCTCCTCCTTCTTACACCGCGATTTATCGAGCATCGCACTGTGCAACATACCGGATGCCAAAACGAGGTAACCCATGGCATCGTCCGAGTGTTCTGCCTTATCAACAATAACCTGAACCGCTCCAACAATAATCGCTTCTGCTGATCCGTTCGCTGCTACTGCAAGCCCGCCATCCACATGAGCCGCGCAAAGAAACGCCTCCGTATCGTCAAACACGCTGATGGCTTTTTCAAAGTCTTCCCGCGTCATTTCTGTTCCTCCTCCATCTCATTCATCTTTCGCGCAGCTACGAGTGCCTCATCCTGTGTGTCATAGAGACGAATGTGAACTTCCTCCATGCCATCCACAATGCGGAATATCCGCCACATCGTCAGATTCTTCGTCACAAGGTCGCGACGCGGTTGCCATTTCGTCATTCTTCTTCCTCCTTCCGATGTGTTTCCCGCACTGTCTTGAAATACCCAATGACCGCCAAATACTCATTGCGGAACTTCAACGTGTCTTTGTTCTCGGATGGGTACACCTCCTCGACACGCGCTTCAAACTCTTCCAGTGTCCCGCCCTTATAGTCGTTCCAACATCCGCAGCGGATATTGTCATTACTTGCGTTGTAAACGACATAGTCCTTCCTGCTGCCGATCGGTCCCACCTGCAATATAATTGCCGGAAGATCGGCACCGCGCAGATCGGCACCGCGCAGGTCGGCATCGCGCAGGTCGGCATCGCGCAGGTCGGCACAGCACAGATCGGCATCGCGCAGATCGGCACGGCGCAGGTCGGCACGGCGCAGGTCGGCATCGCACAGATCGGCACCGCGCAGATCGGCACAGCGCAGGTCGGCACCGCACAGATCGGCATCGCGCAGATCGGCACAGCGCAGGTCGGCATCGCGCAGATCGGCATCGCGCAGATCGGCACGGCGCAGGTCGGCATCGCACAGATCGGCACCGCGCAGGTTAGCGCGTTCACCTCTACTTTTATCAGCAAGCCACCTACCGTGACTTGCTACGATCTCGTTCAGTTCCTCTTCCGTCATTTCGTCTCCTCCTTCACACGAACTCGACGAGTACGGGAGTCTTCTCCCAACTCTGCGGGTCGGGGGAATCCGTCGTCCCCCAGTTCCGGAACAAAACCGCAACCCCTTGTTCTGTCTTGTAGACAATCTCTGCACTCTCCTCGCTGAGAGCACGCCCGCAGTTGTTGTTGTCATACGCTTCCCACACATCGCCGATGTTAGCTGCACGCAGGGCAGCATAGGACACCTCGACGAGCTCGCCGCAGCCGTTGTAGCTGCTTCCCTGCAGCACGAATGCAGGGGCTTCTTTTTTTGACTGAAACCTTCATTTTGTCTCCTCCTTCACCCAGTAGGTCAGGGTGATTTTATCCCCGGGGTAAATCTCGCCCTTCCGGTCGAGCAGCCATGGATTCAGCTCCTCCATCCCCGCCTTGTATTCGAGGATGTACCGCCGCGTGCCCGTGTTCTTCGCGCAGTACTCCTCGGCGATGTCCCAGAGCGTATCACCGGGGCGGACCGTATAGACCTCCTCAACGAGGACGGTGTTCCTACCATCCGCGAACAATTCGCCCGTCGCCCCCGAGAGGAGCGATGCCGCCGCGACGAACGCGCCGCCAACGAGAGCCACCTTCAAGAACTCACGCATGACCCTTGACCTCCTTTCTCTCTTTCAACTTGCCCGTGTAGCGTGGAAGTGAGTGAATATACTCCACTACCCACGAATACGGCACTTTACGAATGTCCGAACCACGTTCCAAGACAAAAGGAAGTTCGCCGCTCTCGAATCGTTTTCCGACCGTTACGGGCGAGCATCCCAGAATCTTCGCCACCTCCTTCACACTCAGCAGACGTTCGAGCGGAACATCCGCCGGCGGCGGGGGCAAATAGACCAGCGCAGGCAGATTTTCAACAATTTGCCGTGTCACCTCCGAGGTCTGCGCCCGTACCTTTTCGACGGCAATCCGTTCGACGGCATCCGTGAGCACCTTCACAATGTCCAGTGTCGCCACATCCGCCGCTGTCTTTCCCATGACCTCACCTCCCATCTATGAGGGAACGTCCCGCCCTATTTGCAACCTACCATGATTCGCCTCATATCGGCGGGACGTGACCTGCCATCATCAGCGCAGGGCGGTCATTCCCTG